CTTCTTTATACCGACGCCTAGGGTTGAACGGAATGAATCCCATAAAGACATCATTACCCCCTAGTAATTTCGTTTAATATAATTTTTCTCTGTCCCACCTTGTGGGTCTTGCCCTGTAATGCTTGTAATAAAAGCATCTCTATCTTCTGTAGACTTCCATGACATCATTGCAAGTTCCATAGCAATACCTGCATTTTGATATCCAAGTGAGTTTGCAAACTTGTCAATGTTATCAAAGAGGCTACCTGGCATCCATGAAACATCAGCCATTAGGGTTTACGCCCTGACTATTCTCAACAAGGTAATTTACAAAACGCTTAAATGAATCTGGAGCATCTGGTGAGCGTGCAGCAAATGCCAAGTCTGGCAAGTACTGTGCTGCAATTCGTGCATTCTCATCAGCACGTGCATTGTTCATTAAACCCTTTGAAAGTACTTCACTTCCTGGACCAGGACCAAAATCTACACCTGCTGTGATTGGTTCATCTGGACGAGTTGTTGGGTCAAAGAGTGTACCTAGTTGAGGCATGTTAATACCTTCATAAGGTGCTGCAGGAGCAGATGGTGTTGCTGCTTGAGTTGTTGCCACTGCTTGGTTACCCTCCATACGCTGATTATTCAATGCTTGATTTTCTCCGTATGCAAAGCCTGTGTAGTTACCACTCTGACCTGCACCACCAGTACCTGAAACATTGGCTGGATTATTCTGAGGAGCATTTGGGCGATAGCCGCCACTATTCTCATTGCCTGCCATTATGCCTCCTACTTAAATTGTCTAAAAATATGAATTGGTTCAGAGCACATATTGTCGTATTGAATTGCAATAGCAATTGCTTTACGAATCATTGTCTCTGCTTGGTTAATTGTCTTTACTTTTTCCACACCCAACGCTGCCAACGCGCCGAGGGCAACATCGCCACCACTACCCATAACATATACATTACGAATATCGGTATCCCAAGAGTAGTCTTCAGAGACCGAGAATACTTGGCCTTTGACTGAGACAAGGAATCCCCCGTCAATTTGTGCAACATCGCCGTCCTCTTTCATATCAATGCCTGCATCAATAAAGTTCTTTCGCATTTCTGGAATGAACTTTTGAGTCATATAGGCATTTAAGTCTTCTTGTGCAGTAGGCTTAGGTTGTTTGTAACCATAGTGTAATATGTTACTAGCGCGAGAAGAACCGCATCCAGCAATTAATACACTGTTGTTTTCAACAATCTTTGGAGTCTTACTAACTTGGAATCGACCATTATCATCACTTAAACGTGAATCGCATCCTAGTACCGACCAACCGTCACCTTGTATCGCTACCAGCGTTGTCATTTTATCCCCTAGTTGTTACTCGTCCTGTTGCTTTACCGCTGCCACTTAATGTGGATAAAATTGTTTGTAGGTCTGGTGCTGGCGTTGGTGGAGCCATTCCCATACCTTCTGGAGAGCCTCCTGCTGGGACGCTACCTGGAGCAGGGGACGGCTGCTCAACATTTGGCGTTGCAGCCCCAGCAGAAGGAACTGGTTGCTGTGGAGCAAATGCTTCAGTGATAGCCTCTTCTAAGGATTGACCCTTTTGACGAGCACTGATTACTCCTGCAATCTTAGTTACGATAGATGCTGGGTCTCCGCCTTGAGTTGCCATTGCTGGAATAGCCTGAGCCATTGCAGTAATACCGCTAAGTAGTGATGAACGCATGTTTTCGATTTCGATTTTTTCAAGTTCTTGTGTGACGTTTACTGTGAATGGAAGTTCACGCATTGCCATGTCCTTGGAGATTAATCCTCCACCAAGAGCCTGTAGCATAAAGATAAGTCCCTGTGCTGGGTTAAGACCAGCCAACATACCATAACGAACATCTGCAGAGTAATCACCCTTGATGTCCTTTGATGGCTTGTATGTAATTTCATATGGTGAGCCAGAATCTACACCGCGGATTGTCTTTTCTTCTGAGAAAATCTTCTCATCTACTTCAAAGCAGAGAGAAACAACATCGCGTAGAGCAGATGCAAAGATTGCTTGGGCTGACTTAACCTGTGTATCAAATGCTCCCATGAGAGCCTGTACGCCTTGACCAGTAACGATGCTTGCATCAATGTTACCAGAACGACCTTCTGGATAACGAGTACCTGAGCGAAGTTCCTGGTTAAGTAGTTGTGCTTCTGTAAATGCGCCTTGTGGAATGTTTAGTTCAACACGACGAACGCCAGCAGGGTTAGCGGTACGAATTACCGCATCGCCACCCAACTGGAGTTCTTGAACGTCTTGTGGTAGTACGATTGGTGCTTGAACACTCTTCTCCGCTGCTTCCATTGCCAATAAGGCGAAACGGTTGCGAAGAAGTTGAATACCTAATACGTCGTCGAATTGTCCACGCATCTCGCCATCAATAGAAGGCTTACGCGCCACGACAACCATCATCTTGCCCATTGGATTCAATGCGCGAGATAAAACTAGATTGCCCTTCTTAGGCAAATAAATTACAGATTGGTCCTTGTCATAGTAACGAACCATCTCAACCTGAGCATGCAGGTCCTGTTGATATCCGTCACGACCAAGGATTTGAGTCTCATACTCTGGGAACTGTGCAACCAGTTCTCCAAGAGTTAGCATGTAGCGTTTTGCAAAGGCCACACATCTTCCGTAGCGGTCAAATTCTGGGTAAGCCCCGATTGGATTTTCTACACGGATACGCGGCAACTTGCTTTCTTCGTCCAATTCAATCATGAAAGGAACGAAACCATATGTTAGATACCAGTCAGCACCTGAGTACATTTGTACTGACAGGTCAGAGTGGGAGAAGTAGTTAGCGGCAATACGTGTACGCTTATCAGCGAAGTTACGTGCCTTGTCGCTAACGGAGTTAGCAGCAGAACAGTTGATTGCTGGAAGTGGCGCCATAACCTCTGAGAGGTCACGTGCTACAACGTCGATGAAGTTAGCAACTACGTTGGCATCTACACCTTCTGGGAAGAACTCAGGGTAGACAGATGCGATTTGTCCCTTACGAACAGCAAGTACGCTTAGATTACGAGCATCGCGTTCATGATTACGGTAGCGCAACGCTTCGACGCGTGCTGCAACCTGTTCCATTGATAATGCCATTGGTATCCTAACCGTAAGTATGTGACCATTGCTCTGCAAAGGCCTCGTCTAAATTGACTGCTTGTCGTCTTGATGCTTGCGCTTGAGTTGTCCATCTGTTTTGCATCCACTTAGATGCATTGCTACTCTGTTGCATCATCTCACGTATGCGGATAATAGCAAACCATAGCGCCATAACGCAGTCCGTTGGGTTCTTCGTATCTGGCTTCCAGGTAATAAGTTCCTGTACGAGAGTCTTTAGACCCTCAGAGCCTTCGTTGCTGGGTAGTTCTATAATGTTGTTGTCCTGGAAACGCCCATCACGGGTATTACCAAACAACATAGACATAGAGGCTACACCAAATGATGTGTCCCATTTATTCTTACCCGTAAAGTGAGAGTTAAGTTGACATCCATAGGATGCTAGATATGCTCTCAAGTCATCATCCAGGGCGTAAGCCTTCTGGTGGGCGTTAATTTCAATACGTAGTTCTTGTGGTCGATACTTCTCAACCCACTCTTCAATCAAAGCCTGAATCTTTGCTGGACTTGGGTCAGTCATATTGACGCAATCTAAAATATAGATACGTCCATCTGCTCTGTTGTAAGTAGCAACTACTGCTCCTGTAGCACCTGCCATAGCAGGGTCAAGACCAATAATGGTATAACCTTCAACATGCTGAGGATGTCCTGGAGTACCTGCTTTTAGCGGTCCTCTTTTTCGCATTCCGTTGACTGAGCCAGCCACACAGGTTGGAGAGAATATTGAGTCTTCTTGGACATCTTCTTGTTGATAGACCATAGCCCAAACTGACGGAGCGACCTCAGAGCGACGCTTAAAGAGCGAGGGTCCGTCCCATTTTGGATATAAGCCATTTTCTAAAACCTCATCTAAATCGTTTTCTTGCTGGTCTGTCTCAGGCCATAGTGTTTTCCAGTTGGCTGGTTTATCATCAAACTGCAAAACTGCTGGCATTGCACAATAGGTAAATGGGCTCTTTCCACCCGTCCATTGTCCACCGTCTCGAATCATCTTATAGAGGTCTACAGATGAAACACGGGTTCCAACAATAATGAGTTTACCGTGTCGTCCCAGACGGGTAATAACTTCTTTCTGAAGCCACTCAATTTGCTTTTCCCACTCATGAGCGTTGGAGCCCATCACCACGTCATCTAGGATAATCAAGTCGGCGCGAGCACCGTAAATCTGAGAACCAAAGCCAAGTGCTTGGACTGTTGGGTCTTTCTCTCCAGAGTCGCGACCTGTACCTAGATAAATCATGTCGGCGGACCATTGTGTTGCATCCGCCTTATACCCACCATTAGGGCCGAAGGCCGTTTGTAATTTCATATAACCAGGGTGGGAAAGACGCGTCTTAATAGCGCCTAGGAACTTGCGAGCCATACCCTGAGTTTTGGACACGATAATTACTCGCGTATTAGGGTTGGTCACAATCTTGTAGGTCACGTAGTTAGTCGTGATGGTAGTTGACTTAGCATGCTCTGGTGGCACGTTAATCAGAACACGGTTAGGGTCTCCCTGGTCATAAGTCATGCCAGGTGGTAGCCACCGTGGTTCTTTACCTTCAATAAGGTCAATCCAGTTTAACTGGTGATTAAAAAGTTTAGAACCTAGGAAGGTTTCTGAGAACTCAGCAAAGGGCATATCCTTAAGTTCGGATAAGTCCTGCTTAATGCCTTTACCCGCAAGGCGGGCTTTATCTGATGCTTCTTTGAAGTCGGCATCTGCCATTGTCCATTGGCGAAAGGCGGTGTCTTGACGGTCAACGGCTGCCATAGCGGCTGTGATTGTCGCACCTTGTTCTAGGAGAGCCAGTACTTTAGCCTGGGCATCGTCCTTGGAATATGTCTGTTTTCCTGCTTTACGACCCATGTTATGTCCCATCTAATAACGCCGATTTAACGTACCCTATAAACGGCATAAGGGGGGCATTTTGATAAAAAAAATTTAAAAATTATATTATATATAGGAGCGGAGTCTTAAACGGAGCGACTCCGTATATATTTATATATATACTATAGAAGACCCGTTCAAACGGGTCTTTTCCGAGTGGGTTGGGAAAGTATTTTCCCGAACCCCTATATATTAAGCGTACGATGTGACCTAAGTCACACTCTCCGAGGAGTACTAAAAGTACTCTGAGGGGGGGTATTAAATATAACAGAAAATTATTATGGGAGTATATATACATAATACCTCGCGGTTTTAAAAAACCACGGCTCAAATCATGCGCTTTCAGCGCTTATTCTGGCTTTATTTATTCTTGGCGTTAATTGTTAATGAGCAACTATCTGCATGGAGAATCTTTAAATGAATTAGGGGGGAATAAATAAAATAAATCTAGGGGAAAGAGATAGGGGAAAAGTAATTGAATCTTCAACTATCTATCCGCGCCATTCGGCTAACCGAACGCGCTCACGCTCACGCGCCCGCCGCTTTCCTTGCGACACGCCCAACCCCTAGACCTTCCCCGATTAGGTGAAAACTGGTTCATGCATTACAATAAATGCATACCGAACAACACCGTTCGGCTAACCGAATAGAAAAGGAACTACCCAAATGGCAACAACACCAAAGCAAGCAAAAGCACCAAAGCCAGCACTATCAGCACCAAAGATTAAAAGCGCTTGGATAAAGGTATGCGACACATCCATCAAGAGTGAGAACGAAATCGTGAAGGCGATTGAAAATCTCTCATCCGTCATGGTTTTGGAATCTCGCTTATCTGTTGCAGACCAAAAGCGATTTATCAAAGGCCTTGAAGGAGAAGGCGCTGTGTCTTCATTCGTGAAATCAAGCCATGCGCCAGCGCTTCCAACATGGTCAAAGTTACGCGCTCTACATGCTGATTTCTGCTCACTACCTATCGCAAAGCAACTCTCCACCGCGTCTGCCTCGTATGACCTTCTAGGCGCTGGCAAAGGTGAGCAGATTAAGTCACTAGATGCGCTCACTACCGAAATCTCAAGAGAGCGCAAAGAGAAGGCAAGCAAGGCAAAGGCAAGCAATGGCGAGACACCAAAGGCAAAGGCACCAAAGTCCAACGCCGAAACCTTGAAATCTATCCTCGCTTACATCACCGCGCTAGACATGGCGGAACTTACAGACATTGAGGAAGGCTACATCGCCGAAATTGAATCAACTATAAGTTACAAAATGGCAAGCGCATAACCAAAGAGAATAGCCTCACCCCTTCGGGGGTGGGGTTATTTTTTTGCCCAAAAAATCCGACACAAACCAACACAA